ATACTGTCATTTGAGCTTCTCGATCATTTGTTTAATTTGTTTTAGAGAATCATTATCTCGTTTCATGGAATCATCATATAGAGATTTATCCGCATGATATGTGCCCGCTTTCATCGATGCTTCTCGATCCGCGATTGATTTTTCCGTTTGTTTTAGGAGTCTATTGAGACGTTTCAATTCCTTCTCATCCTGGACTGAGAGAGTTCCCGCTTCCTTGCGGGTCCACTGAATCTTTGGTCCGGTGGCTTTTGTGTATTTTTCTACTTTAGTGACGCCCCTGTTATCGCAATAATATGTCAATTGAAAGGTGTTTCCGTACATAGAACCGCCTGTGATGTATTCCTTACCGTCACATTTGCTTAGTAGAAATTTCGCCTGTGCGTCAGATTTGAATAATCCATTATTTGATTTAACAAGAGAGGCAAAGGAAATATCCAACTCTGTGGATTCCATTACTACACTCTCGCTCCAGTCTTTGACAATGGTGTTTGATTTAAATCCAGAGACTGGTATTAGCATATCTTTGAGAATCTTCTCATTGTTGATTTTATCTACCCATTTAGATGCCTCAGCTCGATCCACATTATAATATAATGTCAAGTGGGCAGAAAAGTCTGGGTAGGAATGCTTGAGACCAAAATCCTTTAGATCGGAATGTATTTGTTCCAATTTTGTGGACTTGAGTTTTAGGACAACACACGCCAGATTCTCATCTCGTTCTCCATCTTTAGGTAGAGAATCAAACTTAGCTGCCTCGATTACCTTACAAGCAGTGGATCCTTTCTTGTAGGTATTCTCGAGATATTCCTGAATCTTCTTTGGATCCACGTTGCTATTCTTGGAGTATATCAGCGTGATGTGTGGTTCTTTGTTTGGTTTTCCTGTATCAAAATCCAAATCGTCATTGATTATCTCGGGAATCTCACATCCGATTGAGACGTAATTTCCCTTCCTTGTATCTTGAGACTCCACAAGATAGTCTTTAAATGATTTCATACAAAGCAAGATAGATCCATTTTATTTGTTTGAATTGTAACCGTTTTTCCGTCCACAGGAGCGATATTGTATTTTGATTTGATTTTCATACCAAATTGCATCTCAAATGTAAATTGGTAATTGCCGGATCCTTTATATTGTACTCTAGCTCTATACGTTGCTTTTGCCGACGATCCAAATGTTGGAACATTCTTCAAAGATAATGGATTTTTGGTTCCCATAGTATAGAACCCATGGGTTCCGATATTCACATAATAGGTATCTTTTTTGTTGTAATACTGTTCGATTTTTGTTGCTGGGATCTCACCTTTAATATCTTTGAAGGTATCTCGGTCTCTTTCGTATCTTTGTGTTGGTGTTAATTTTCCAGCAGTTATATTCCAGTGATTATCTCGATCTCGTTTAAACGGCACTTCGGACCAATGTTTGTTGATGAGATCAAACAATTTAATTTCTTTAGCCAAATCTCGGATGAATATTTTCTCATCTTCATCGCTTTTGATATCACCAAATCCCCACGACTTTGTTTTTGAATCATATTTGAGAACCAACGAGCCTGCAGATGCCGCAGATATCTTCAATTCGCATCCAGCCTCCTTCTTTTTATACAGGAGCATTAGGTCTGGTTGATTGTGCCCAGCGCCAGCTGGCTTGAAATTCTTCGGAACATAACCCATGGGTTTGAGTATGTTTGTAGCATTTATTTCGTACTGAAATCCTTGTTGTGCTGCCATAGCACCCCCTATTATCTGTTTGATTATTTAGTCAAGAATACCACTTAGGATGAGGATAACCTAGGCGTGAAAAAGGGCTCCGAAGAGCCCTTTTTTGATGATCCGCCGGTTTAGAGCAGATTCTTAACAACCAACTTGCGATAGTAGATGTTTGTGCCGCTTGCGTTCGATGTGAACGGGTTAGCGACCAGACCGTAACGAGTACGGAACGCAATCTTCGGCTGGAACGTGTTAGGATCCGTAGCACGATACATTTGCAATGGTACGTATGGGCAGAAGAACATACCTGCGTCCATACGGCTTGAGCCTTTGTATCCAACCAACAGGAATTGGTCGGCGGTGCCGTTTGCAACGAATGGGTCGACATACACCTTGTAGCGTCCGTTTAGAACACCCGCAAAAGTGCTAGAAGCCTCATCGACTGTCAGGTTTGTGGAGAGTGCTGGAGCGTAGTCCAAAACACCTGCCATTGCCAATGCCGACGCTACGTCTGCAGAAGCGATGATGATGTTACCCTTACCACGGCGAGTTTGTTGATAAACAACGTTTGCTTCGCGCTCGATTTGGAACAGGAGACCTTTGAACTTCTCAACCGACCAACGACCATTGGAGTCAACGTCCAAGTCAAACTCGCCTGTTACAGCGGTTGTACCTGCGTTAGCGCCAACCTTAGCGCTGGTGTAAACCGTACGCATGATTTCGCGGTTCATTTCATTCGTAATTTCTTGCGAAAGAATGTTGCTCAATTCAGCTTCTGCGTCCAGACCATGCACAGACTTCAAGTCTTGTGCGAGTTCGACGGTGTATTCTGCCTTCAGTGCGCGGGTTTGTGCGACAACCGATGTCTTCTCGATCGAGAATGCCATCTGATTGAACGTACCACCTGGGGTGCCGCTGGTAGAACCCAAAGTTTCACCTGCTGCGGTCGACATAGCAGTACCAGTCGTCTTGGTCATTGCTGCATCTAGGTCACCTTGGTGGGTACCAGTACCGGAAAAGTCGGTGTCTGCTTCGTTGAAGAGAGCTTCAGAACCACCTTGCGTACCGTACTTGCTCTTCATTGCGAAGATCAGTCCAGTTGGCTGGGTCATTGGCTGAACACCGCAGATGTCATAAGCGATCATCGCAGGAGCAGCGCGGCGAACCAAGCTGATCAGTACCGGATCGTACTTAGCAACACCACCGGAGTCAGGCATCGCGCCCGCTGCGTTGTTGTGCGCATCTTCATTCAACGACTGGCGCTCACGGCGCATTTCGCGTTCTTGGTTTTCCAAGAGAACTGCGGTGTCTGCTTTACGAGCAGCGTCTTTGATTGGAGCAAGATCTGCGTGCTCCAATACGGGTGCCCACTTCTTAACGAGGGCTTGGATGTTTGTGTCTTCCATGATGGTATTCCTTTAAATTTTGTTACGAGTCAGTGCCGAAACATACGCATTGATCGAAGGATCAATTTGTGGTGCGCGGGTTTCTTCTTCAATAATAACCGGCTCGTCAGTTACGACGGATTCCGATAGTTGCTTTTGGTTTTCAGCTGTCTTCTGGAAGAAATTCTCGCGAATCGCTGCCAACTTATTCTTAAAACCGTCTTCCGTGTCATATGAGAGACCTTCTGCCAGTTCCACAAAACGTTCCGTATCCAGTTCCGACAACCCTTCGGCTGCCTCTGCGATACTGAATTGTCTTGCGATATCCTTCAGCTCTTTTCTCAATGCGACATTCTCTTCGAGCATTTCGTCCATTTTGCTCTCCAGCCCTTCATTGACCGAACGAAGTTCATCAAGAACTTCTAGCTCCTGCTCTGGAACATTAATGTGATGTTCTTCAAACAAGGATTTCATTCCGCCCATAAAGCTCTCGAACAAATCGGCTTTGATGCCGCGTTCCAGGGCAATTTCATTATCAGTAATCCACTGCTCGACAACGTAGTCGAGGTATCCATCAACTTTTTCAGTTAGTCCCTCGACCAATTCCTCTGACTCAGTCAGCGATTTTTGGTCGTGTTCAGCTTTGTATTCACCCAGCGCAGTAGCATAGGATTCTTCAATCGCTTTCACTCTTTGAGCAACTGCTGCTTCGAAAATAGCAGTTGCTTTTGTCTTAAATTCTTCCGAGAGATCTTCTCCGGCGAAAATTGTCGATACATCAATGTCTTCTGCAGGAGCAACAACTTCTGTTGGTGTTGCGTCTACGGTAGTTTCGGTAGATGTCTCTTCGACGATTTCTGTGCCTTGATCTTTTGCTTCAAGAAGTTTTGCGGCTTTCTGTCGCAGTTCTTCAAGTAATTCGAGGTTGTTTTCCATAATAGTATTTTCCTATTGGTTTAATGATATTTATAGCGAGCATGATTTTGCCGCCGATTTTCAGGTGTTTCCATCGATATTACCAACCTGGCTGTTACGCGCGGATTGATTTGAAGAACTGCTCCATCAATTGGAACTTGCGTTCCTCAGATAGTTTGATCTTCTTGATTTCTTTTTGCATCTTCTCTAGAATTTGCCCGTCGTCTGTGACGAGCCACTCTTGAGATTCGTTGACTGCGTTTACCCAAGCATCCAATGCGCTAGGGTCAATCACCGCATCTACTGCCGAGATCATATAGTCATTGCCCACGTATGTTGCTCCTGCTCTTTCGGAAACAGAGCCCAGCCCTCGTGTGCTAACGCCCATTTGGGTTCCACCATCAAGCAATCCCTTGAGGATGTTTCCTTGTGGTGTCGACAAAATGAGGGCCTTGCCGTAGACATCGTTTCCATCCATGCGGAGTTCCGTGATTCTATGGCTAGCCATTTCTGGGAGAACGCGTGGTCTGTTTTCTGGGTGGGATAGTTCCCCCAACGCACGATTCTTAGAAACATGGTTCTCGATGTATGAATTTACCGCAGACTCCATGATGGGCTTTGTGTAGATTCGACCATTGCGATTCTTCTTCTCTGCTTGAGCAAAAATGCCCTCGATGAAAAGTTTCTTGGGTCCAACTTCCGATGCTTCTTCTAACAGCTTGACGTCGCTGTATTCTGAGCTCTCTCTTAGGAATTTCATTTATTAGCTCCCTACTGCGTTTGGATTGTCGTATTGACCATAATATTCTGGTTCAATCTTTGTGACATATCCTTCTGTTTTTCTTAACGTCAGATAAACGTCTCCGGTTCCCACGATATTAACGACGATGTCGCTCGCTTCTTCCGTGTTATCTAGATATCCTCCGTTGCCCGACATATCCAATTCTCCAGCATTCTGGAAGAGATGTAGAACACCAACAGAATTTCTAGTTACTGTGATAGTATCGGAAGCACCGGGACTAATGTTCCATTGTGCATATCCAATGGATACTTTTGGTGTTCCGGAGATTACTTGATTCGCTGGAAGAAGATCTGTGGCTAATGTTACGGTTCCGGAACCGGTTCCAGATACTTTAGCTACCGCCAGATTATTGGTGACTTTGATTATTTTTACTGTTGCCATATTATGTTCCTAATTCTTCCGGCTCTTCTCTAGAGAAAAGTTCAGAAACCACGGATTCTCGATACCCCTCTATCGCATTGACCAATTTGTCATTCATGATGGCATTGAAGCTGTCTTGAATGTCACTGCTTTTTCCGGCTTGAATTGCTAAAATGAGATCTTCTGTGGTGGTCATTTACTCTACTTCCAAATTTAAGATTTGTTCGATCAGAGAATCGAGATCCTCTGTAATATTTATATCATCTGCAGATTCGTCTTCAGATTCATTACGAAGTCTCTCGAGGTTTTTCTTGGCGTAATCTTTCTGGTAACTGGTTTTAAGATTTTGTAGATTGTCTGCGTAATCTTTAATCTTATCGGCATTGGTAGTCAATCCGTGCTGGTGAATGTGGTTTGCTAAGTTAGAGATTGCTTCTTTCGCACCACGTACATTACCAGCCGCTAGATGCTTTCCAATTTCGGCGTGCAGTTTATCTGCTTCTGCATTTGCCGAGGACTTTCCGGCAAGTTTCTTCGCTGCTAGATGTTCCGCTGCTGCTCTCTTGATTCCTCTGAGGTTATCTCCTGCAGAGGTAGTCGAGGTTTGTTTTATATCCGATGTGTACATCCCTGCAGTTTTCTTCTTCTCGTCATCCGTTTTCTTCACATAGTTCGATTGCATGTCGGGTTTATTTTTTACCCTTGCGGCATGAAGTTCGGCTCTCTTCTTATCTGCTTTGACGATCTTGACTTCAATGTTCTTATTCTTAAATGCATCCGCCTCGCCCTGTGTGGCAGAATGCATGAGATGCTCAATTGCATCTCCCTTGCCATATCTTGGGCTTGGGTTCTCATACCTTGTGGAAGCAGGATAGACCATCTTCCCACCTGCTCTGTATGGCTTAGGATGGCGATACTCGGTCTGCGAGTTCTCTTTGTCCGACCCATGAACTCTGTATTCGGATCTAGAGCCATATGAATGAGTGGAGACTGCTGCTTTTACTGGCTTTCCATCTACGTGTACCACAGGAGTATGTCCGGCGACCATTGCTGTGTGGATATGCTTCTTAAGTGCCGAGGCATTTTTGATTCTTCCTGTTGACTCCACTTCGGAATTTTCTCCAGCGCCGTCGTTTGTGAGAGTCTTCAGAAGATGCTTGGACATACCCGCCAAATTACCTGTCCCCTCATCCAGGGAGAATTCCACAAGATCGAATTCCTCTGCTGCTTCTGGCGCAGATTCTTCAAACACGGAAGACACAACTGCTTCTTTGTATGCCTCAATTGCGGTGTGCAGCTTGTCGTTCATGATTTCGTCGAAACGATCTTGAATGTCGGTGCTGTTGCCGGAGCGGATTGCCTGAACTAGATCTTTGGTTGTATTCATATGGATAACTCGTGTGATATGTTATGGGTTAATCTTTAGCAGGCTTGCCCGACTTTTTGGGCTCGTCTTCTTTGTCTTCTTTGTCTTCTTTGGATGGAGCAGCCTCTGGGGGAGGTTGTGTTGGGTCCATACCATCGTCGGTATCCGCTAGCGGCATAACTTCCGCTTTCTGCTGTGCGGCAATTTCCTCGATTTCTTCGTCTTTCAACCTCAGAACGTTTTTCTGGATCCATTCTTTGGAGTAGTATTTTCCTACCAAAGGATCTGCTTGGAGAGCCGTTTGAATTCTGGTGTTTAGGATCTCATTTTCCTTGAGCTCGGCAAAGTAGTTGTCATGAGAGTAGATTATCCTAATCTTCTCTTTGATCGACTCCCAATCCTCATCTGAGATGATTCCCTTAGCAACCAGCTGCACGCGCAACGGATCCAACAAGGTTCCATTGAACCTGGATCTGATCTTGCCAATAAACTTGTTGAACTTGATCTCATCTCGAGATACCGTATCGCTCTTTCCGATGCTGAAGCCCGTGTCCGGCTTAGTCCTGGAGATGGGAACGTTCAACGAGTGGTACAATTTGTTGAGGAAATAATCCAAATCATCCAATTGACCCAATCCCTGCCCACCCGGGAGGGTTGTAATTTCTGTACCCTTGCCGCCATCTCGTCTGGGCATCCAAAAGTCTTCCATCATCGAGAGGTGGCGCTTTGAATCAACCACGTCTCCAGTAATAGCATCATATGATAGTTTGTTCTTAAACTTGTTCATCATGGTGCTGACATACTGCTCTGCCTTACCTTTAGGCAGGTTACCAACGTCGATGTAAAAAACTCTGCGCTCTGGCGCGCGGGTGTATCTATAAATAACAACCGACTCTTCTAGCATTTTGAGTTGGTTTGCGGGTTTGATTGCTTTATGGAGGTGACCCAAGATCATCCCGTTAGCAGAATCTACAATGCCAGAGTGACAATACACAATGGAATCTTTGCCCAGTTTGACGCCGCTGGTTCTACCATCAACAATTCCCTTGTCGTTGTAGAGGTAGTATTCGTCGATGCTTTTGACGACCTCTACTCCACCGGGCGCCATCTCTTTTTTGATGTTCTTGATCTTCTTGATTTTGCGAGGATCGATGTATCGCAGTTCCTGGATCCCATCCTTGATCTTGCTCTCATCTAAGATGATCTGGTAAAAGATCTTGCCGTCGATATACCAATTCTTGAAGATTTCATACCCAACGGTATTGAAATCATATTTGTTGAGGACTTCGTTGAAGGCATCGTTAATCTTCTTCTTGAGACCTTCCGACACCTTCAACTCATCCAAATTTAACGTTACTGGAGACTCGTCTCCATCCATTACAATTGCTTCGTTAACGATGTCTTCAATTGCCTCAGCAACTTCAGGAAATCTAGATAGCTCTCTATACCTACGAATGAGGTCAATTTCATTTTTGATCAGTCCGTCTGGATCTACTGCTAGAATGTAGGATTCCCCGGATACTCCTCCAACGTTGGAGGAGACGACTATAGATCCGTCGTCAGTGGATGGCGAGACAACCGACTTGGTTGAGTCTTCCTCTTTCTCTTTCTTCTTACCTATCGTGAATCCGAAAATGCTAGTGGCCATATTATACGTGAGTTGAATTCAAAGAAATTGGGGGCGAACCCCCAATTTTGCGGGGACTAGATCAGAATACCAGCACGCCTTCGGACGTTGGGCTACGCCAGAAGTTGTATTGGAATGTCACCGGGAAGGTTTCGATTTGGTTGTTTGTTTCCCAATCCAATTGAATTTGTCCAATGTTCAATGGCCATGCATCAAAAAACACGTACTCTTTGACTACGTTGTCATTTCGATCCAGCTGAAGAACAGACATGTCCACTTGGTACATCCCTGGATTGATAGCACCGTTTGTGCTCTCAGCGTTTTGGATTGTGTCAACCCAAGCCTCTAGAGCGTTTCGCACGATGAAGTCGTTATCGTTGTAGATTTCGATTGTCCATGGCTCAAATTCTCTTTCCCCAGCAAAGTGCACAGGGCGGCCTCGATACGAGACGGGGATGTCGCTAACGTTTGATGCAGGAAGCGACGCGCTCTTTGCCAAGAACTGTAGCTTTTGTCCGGCGATCGAACCGTTAGGGATAATGCTTGGCAGCGTAATCATGCACTGGAACTGGTTTGCACGAGCTCCGCCGCTGATCATTTGTGCTTTGAAGGCTGAAATATCGGTCATTATTTAGATCTTTCTAAGTGTTTAGGTTATTTATGCGGTAAAAGATGGGGAAGATCCCCATCAATTTACCCAGCAATTTCTGTAAAGTCCGCACCAGAACGAGTTGCGATGAAGTTCAATGTAATGAAATTGATTGACCTTGCAGGCTTCAAGTAAATGTCGGCAACAAAACGATTGTTGTCGATGACTTCGCCTGTGTTGTTGGTCTCGTCGCAAACAACCTTGAAATCATAAAGACCGCGGCGTCCCTTGACATCACGCAAGTATGGCTCAACCATATTGCGGAACTGAGCACGTGTGAATCCGTCGTTGAATTCGAACAGTTGATATTTTGCTGCTGTAGCAATTGCCTTTTCCAACACGATGAACAAACGACGAACGTTGATTCGGTCGAATGCGCTTGGCTTGGAGAGCAACGTCTTGTCGCCGTAAAGAACCACACCTTGTCCTGGGAATGCCACGACTGGGTTTACTCCATTCTTGTAGAGATTGTCTCTGTCGGTTTTGCGTGGGCTGTATGCCAACTTAACAACGTTCTTGATTTGTCCGCGGTTGAGACCGGCTGGAGACCACCACGGATCGTTTGTTTCGTCGGTTCTAGCGCACAGACCAGCAACGTCGCCGTTCAACGGAACCCAACGGTAGGCGTCGTTATAACGGTCGTATTGATACTTGTATCCGGTATCCAAAACTGCGTAGGAGCTGGAAGGCAACTCATTACGGAACGCAATGATATCTTCAGCTTGGTCGCTTGTCGTTCCGGCGATAACTTCTCCATCCTTGTTGGGGGAGACGAATGCTAGGCAGTCCTTGCGAACCTCTGCGACGTTTTGAATAACGTAGTTTGCTACGGTTGCGCTTGCTTTACCCACAGCGATCAAGTTAACGTCCCACTGTTCATCATTACCAAACAGTGCAAATGCCGTCATCTTTTGACCGTCAGTTGATGCAAAGTCGTCGATACCACCGGAGAGAACTCGGGTGATTGGCGATGCGCCGATCGAAGCGTATGCCTGAGAGTCGGCTGCTGTACCCCAGTTGGTACCTGTCGATGGGTGATCCATCCACCAGATGTACTTGGAGTTTGCGTTGATTACGTTCTTGTAGTAGGAAGTGCTTCCATCCGCCTTCTTAGCGTCGGATGCTTTTGACACAAAGCCAAATGCCTCGAGCACAGAACCCGCAACTCCTGACCACTTTCCGCTATTGTCAACAACAACCAAGTGCAACTCATCGTTCGATGCGCCGTTGGAAACTGCCCAATCGGACGATCCAGGAGCGCCTTCAAATTGGTCTTTGTATGCCCATGTAGCGTAGGTCGTTGAGTCTGCGATAGAGACCGTCAAGCTATTTCCAAGAGATCCTGGGTACTTGGCAGCAAATTCACCAACAACACCCTCACCCGCGTCATAGTTTGCTTCGTAGTTGTCGAGGTTCAGAATCTTCACGCCGCCGTCAACCACAGTAGCAGTAATTGCTGCGCTTGTGCCTGGGCTTACGTTTGTGTCTGTGATCGTTACCAACGGAGGAGAAACTGCGGAATATCCGGTTCCTGGGTTGGTCAAAGTGACCGACTCAATAACACCCGTTTGCATTGTTACGGTAATGGTTGCTGCTGTACCATCCCCCACCACAGTTGCTGTAGGTGCTGTCGTGTAACCTTTACCCGGGTTTGTCAGCGTCAATGTTGCAACCGCGCCTACAGCGACTGTTGCCGTTGCCGTTGCCGTCACGCCCCAAGGTTCTGTTGGTGCGCTAAAAACGACCGTTGCCGAGGTGTATCCCGTACCACCTTCATCAACTGCGATAGAACCGACCTTGTTGGTCAATCGTACCGTTGCAGTTGCTTGGATTCCGCCGACTGTATCCGGCGCATCAATTGCTGCTGTGGTTGTTCCGGCGTGATATCCAGAACCGCCAGAACCGAGCGTCAATGCAGAGACAGTTCCCGTCAACGTTGACACAGCGTTTCTTTGATTTGTGGTCTCAGGACGAACAACCAACAAATTGCTGGAATAAGCCAAGAAGTTTGCTGCGGTGAACCAGCT